AAGACGCAGGGCTTGATAAGAATAAAGTTTGTCTTCATTGTCTAAAAGAAAAGGATTATTGGAATTTTTATTTATTAAAATATAGGCCTTACTCAAAAAATAAAGCTGAGTTTTCTTCAACTTATTGTATTGATTGTGTGAAAGACGCAAGACTTACAATTCCTGAAATCATAAGACCAACAACAACTAATTTTACATCAACTTATAGAGCGTCACATAAGTTTGTTCCTGCTAAATATAATGATACAAATGAAGATACGTTAGTAGAAATGAGTCCTTACGCATGGGCAGAAATATGTAAAGAACATGCAATGAATAATGCATTAAACGTTTCTAGAACTTTAATCCAAATGGAACAAGAGGAGGAATAATGACAATTACAGAGAGCCAATATATAGATATTGCTACCAAAATATCAAACGCTGAAAACGATAATTGGTTAGTTGAATTACAGGGACTACTTGAATATAAATTACATAAATTAAGTGAGGAGGAATAATGCACGAAGGAACAATAGTGCTGCTTATTATTGTTGTTGTTCATATAGCTGCATTCTATTTAATTGATTGAAATGAAAGAAGAGAGGAATAAATAATGGAACATAAACCAATAGTTAAAGCTATGGAAGAGACACATAACAAACTGAATAGAGGTAGAAGTTATTTTGGTATGGGATATGTAGATAGCTATGACTTATTAGAGAGATTGATTGCTGATACAAAATATGAGTTAGAAAAACTAGAAGAAACAAAGAAAGTTGGTATAAAGTTTTGGTCTGATACACAATTTATGAGGTACAACGAAAGCAAATACCATAAGAAACAGCTCATAGAAAAGTTAGAGTTTCTATACAGGGAGGCAGAAAAGTCAGAGGCAATCTATGACCAAGCAAGAGAAGGGTCAGCAGAGCCAGTAGGAGACCCACCATTTTAACTAAATCATATTGGATTGTTTTTAATAACAAAGATTATAAAGATAATCCTAACTTAGTTATAGATATGTTGACTGACGCAAGGATAGAAGAGATAGAGGAGGAAGAATAAATGATTGTTAAATCGTTTAGAAATAAGATAGTTCCCTGGCACGTTAAATCTAAGAAAGATTTAATTGCCTGGGCATTAGTAACATTCAGGGAAGATGAGCCAATAAGTAATGGCGAGTTTGTATTTGACCTAAGATGTACTAGATTTGGTGGACTACTTCACGACCTAAGGAGAGAAGGTTGGGATATAGTTACCGTATCAGCAAAAGAGAAAGGACATTACATATACTACTTGGTATCAATGCCTGATGAAAAGGTAAGTAACAACCTAAGATTAGTTTAACAATAATTGTTTACACAAATTGTAAATATGTAGTAACATTATGAGTATGATGTATGTAGTAACAGCTATAAATATCTACAATAGTGAAGAGATAACGTGGGAATTTAATCAGCTCAGTCATGCAATGGCTAAGGTTAGAGAGCTGAAAGACACACCTAACAGATACATTGTTAAGTATTCTGCGACTCAAACTATTGAAGTATAGATAGTAGTTAAAAAAAATATATAGAAAGGTAGGAGGATTTGATTGTCAAATCTATTTGATGACCCCAAATCATTAAAGACATGGGCTATCAAGTTAGCAAATGCTTGTGGTGGACAGAAAGTGGAGAAGTCTATTATGCTAACAAAGACTAATCCCCAAAGACTTAGAGAATTATTAGATGAGTTTGTGAATGACCATAACGAGAACACAATTAAAATAGCAAACGAAATTAACGAACAAGGAGAAGAGGAATGAACCAAGAAAAAAATATAGAAGAATTATTAACTGAGTTATTTAAACAGAAGTTAGAGGACGGTACAGATATATTTGCACCGTCAATGGTTAGGTTGGGAAACAAACTTATGATTACAAACATAGGAATTGCAGTACCTTTAGTTATCAACGCTGATACAGAAGAAGAAGAGTAATAGTGGAGATACAAATAGTAGTAGGACTAGCAGTATTTTTAATACTCTTATTAGGATTCTTTGTTTCAATATACAAGATGATTAAATCAATGCTTATTAGTTTCGGCATTGTTTCAACAGAATTGAAATCTAAAAAATTACAGGAAAGAGCAACAAGAAATTTTATTGTAACTAGAGAAGGGAATTTAAGTGAGTGGTGGAGAAATGAGTAACACAAATGTGGACAAACTTTTATTCAACAAGTTATTAATTGCTACTAAAAGAGACGAATTAAAAAAACTGTCACAGGACAGAACTAAACTAATAAGAAAATTGTTAAAAGAAGGATATAGTGTTGTGTCAATAAGCGACATAGCAGACATAAGTAGACAACGTGTTTACAAGATAATTAAAAAAGGAAATAAATAATGGATAAAGCTGCAAAGACTAAGGCGTGGAAAGAATTAACTAAACCCTTTGCTAAAAGTGTAGTGAAAAAAAACCCTAAAGGTTTTGGAGACTACGTTCCACATCATATATACACAAGGAGACTTGTTGATAGTGGGTTGTTCAAGAGCTTTGATACAGTAGAAGTTATTAAAGCTGCTGACGGATTTGTTATTGGTGCAAGATGTACTCTTGTTATTGACAGTCCTGAAGGAGAAAAGACTGTGACTGCATGTGGAGATGTTGACGCAAATGCAATAGAACGTGCAAGAAAAGGTAATAAAAATCCTGGAGAACTTATTAAAGACGGAGAAAGTGACGCATTAAAGAGATGTTGTATGAGACTAGGCATTGGACTAGAGCTATGGGAACAAGAAATGAGTGAAGAAGAGTATGACTCAGGTGTTGTTGGTACAAAAGAGACTAAAAAAAAACAGGTAACACAAGAGACTGGGACGTCCCCTTCTAATGATGTTCCTAATGGAAGTCCAGTTGCTGACCATATAAATAACATAATAGAAACTATGGTTGAGGATAAAGGTAAAAGATTACAATATCAGAAGGAAGCATACGACATGTGTGTAGAGGACGGTCTATCTAAAGAGGTAGAAGACTGGTCTGATGACGATGTAACAACTTTCTTAGCTACATTCCAGGCACAGATGAGCAACACAACTAATATAGTTGAAGAAGTATTCGGAGATGTTAATAATAAATACGAAAACAAAACATGTCCAGAAAAGCCCTGTCAGTTGGCGGGAAACATTGAAGACAACAGAGAGAAGAAAGCTAACGACCCAGATAAGTTTGGAAAGATTCCTGACTTTGCTTGTAGTAACTACGGAGATAAGAATGGTTGCGGCAAGGGTTGGTGGATAGGGTCTGCTGACTTACCAACAGAATGGCTTTAGACCCAATAGGAAATTCTTTAAAGTTAGATGAACTGAAAAGAAAACTTAAAGAAAGATTTCCTGAACACAACTTTGATATACCACCAGAGCCAGATAGAAGGTGTAAAGCACCTAGTATGTGTAAGAGTAATAAAATATTTTATACTGATAGTGAAGGAAATAAATATTGTGGTCAAAAATTTAAACTACAACACGATGATAATCCTTACAGTTGGGAATGGGCTACATGTCATGCATTAGTTAGCTCAGCAGATGAACAAGGTAAGTTTAAAGAAATGCAGACTAAAGTATTTTAAATACTTTTATAAACCTATAATATCTTTAAGTTGTCCCAACCTTTACTATTTATAGTGAAAGACAACACACCTGGATGAGACCACATCCCTGTTCTAGCTGTAAAATCTATGCTCTTGTCAAGTGAAGGACACTGAAACCACGTTCTGTCTCCTTGTTGCTTAGCTCTGAAGTGGTGGTAATGAGCAGTTACTAATATTTCTGCGTCTCCTACAGGAAGAAAGCCATACATCTGTCCCTTCCACCAATTCTCAATCTTGTTCTCTGCGTTTCCACTGCCAGAACTCATATGTCCGTGAGTCCAGGCACAGGTAATACCTTTAACGATTACCTGTTGATGAAAGTCGTCAGGAACGTTGACTTCAACATGACTATATCTGTCAGGATTAGCTTTCATTATTTCATCTGCTATCTCTAGATGCATTGTGTCTGAATTGTCTAGACGTGTCGTGGTAACTTGGCCTTTACCTGAACGAGAATTTTCTCCATGATTCCCTGGTACTCCTGCTAAATAAATTTTAGAAGCTAAAGGTAAGAATGTATCTATTGTTTTCATTATCATACTTCTAGCTAAAGCATATTGTTCTTGTAATGTAAGCTCAATATTAAATGGTTGAGAATCATAGAAGCCATAACAATTCTCTGTTAAGTCTCCCATTCCAACTATCCATATCTCATCAATATCATTACCAACACGCCTTAAATCTTTTAACCTTTGGACTGCATCCTGAAGGGCTACATCATATCTTTTAATTGTGTTGTCAACTCCATAATCTCGCTTCCCCAACTGCCAGTCACTCATAAAGAACATGAAAGCCGTGTCTCCACCCTTGTCATACTTCTTTACAGGTACTTTTTTCTTAGCTTGATTAAATAATTGCTTAAAGTATTTATCATGTCCAGGTTTTTTCTTACGAACAAGGCCTTTAAATGCGTAGAAAGTCTCTACTTGGCCACCTTTAAGCTGCGTATTCCAGGATGAAGCCCTTACTTCTCCCTGAATTTCATAATGTTTAGGGTCAAATCCCCATTGTTTAAGTATCTCATCATACTTTGATTGATAGTTGGGGTCTGTTCCTACGTGTGTGATTTCTCCAAGGCCTGTGACATTATCTATCTCATAGCCTGGTTGCCATCCAGATTTGTAAAAGTTATTACCTAACTCTTCAGAGGATAGCTTTTTTTTCTTAGGCATAATACCTCCTTTGCCTGTTGTACCAACAGTCTATAGGTATATATGTAAAAGTTGTGTATTTAAAAAAGAAATATTATTTAGATATTTGCTTTTTAGCGTATGTCTTGACTACAGCTAAAGCAGCTCCGCCTCCTGCTAACGCAGCCAACTGAATTACTTCAGCGTCTACACCAACTAGAGGAGCAACTGTTAAAGCACCGATGAACGCTTCAATGAAGGTCCAAGCAGTTCTTTCAAGCATATCTTTGAGGTCTTCACTCATTTTATAGCTCCATGCTTCGTTCCAAGGGGTCCACTTCACATCCTTCTTGAATGTACCATCGGTATTTCTTGCCCTTTTAAATTTCTGTAACATTAGATTATATCCTTTCCATCTATTTTAGCAGATAATACTTGAATCTCTCCACTTATCTCCTGGAGTTTCTCATAAACACTATCAGGTTTAATCATATCTGGACTAGCAGCATTACTTAATTGCTTACCATTTAAGTCAATCTTGCTGTATTCTATAGTAACTTTTTCCCCTGCTAATATAGCTCCTGATACTTTAGGATAAAATTTCTTATATGCATTAGCCGAACTTCCTACCATTCCGTTAAAATTTACATCTAAATCCTGTTGTGTGTCTCCAATTATTAAACAACCTGAGGTATGCTCGTCATTGTTCCCTTGATGAATTAAGATATATTCAAATCCTGGTACATCTTGTATCCATAACATGCCTCTATGCATTGTCGGATACTTTCTAGAATAGCGTTCGTTGAAACCGCCTACTGTTCTTAGCTTAATTTCATACTTACCTTCAGGAATACATGTCTCGTGCATTACTTTCTGTGCCTGGTACTGGTCTTCCAGAGAATAGCACTCAAACAAATTATCAATGAATACGAGACCATTGGTTGCATCCTTACCAAGCTGAGTTCTTACTACTTTAATTTCCATTTCTTCTCCTATCTTTTTGGGTACTTACAGTTACAAATGGTTACATTTGTATAACCATTCTTAGCTTTATAAGACCTACAATTACTATCTACTTGCTGATTGTTTGACGTCATCTTTACCTTTTCTAAATCCTATGGTTAATAACCATACACCTAATGTAATTAACGTTGCGAGTCCAGTAATTTGCTGAGCACTCCCAGTGAGAGTCAAAGTGGCAATAACTAAACCAACTAAAGTCCAGGAAAGATTTAAAGTTTCTTTAATTATTTCTATAAACCAGTTCCATATTTTTTTAAACATTATGATTTCCTTAATACAAATGCTGTCATGCTAACTATTCTAGTCAAAATTACAGGAACTACCACTTCTTTAGATTTTTGTCTCTGGTCTTGGGTCATGTCATCTCCTATATTATTAAGGGTTATTTCTCCTAAGTTATCAAAGTCCACAAAAACTTCTATTGGATTCTCTAAGAACTCCTCATACTGCACCTCTGTAACAACATCAGCAAGGGTATAGTTCTCTACATCTTTATTTTCTACAGCTCTCTCAACATATTCCTCTACTGCTTCAGCTACTATCTCATCATCTTTAACAGCTTCAGCAATAATCTCAACATCCTCTGTTTCTACTTGTAAAACTTCTGCAACAACTTCAACTTGTTCTTCAGTAAGTTCTTCTATCTCTTCAATAGCTTCTTCAACTACAGCCTGGACTATCTCTTGTACTTCTTCTGTGGCTTCAGATAGATTCTGTACACCTATGTCATTAACTTCTTCTATAACTTCTATAACTTCTTCGGTTTCAAGTTCTTGTACAAACTCTTGTATTGCTTCTTCTTTAGCTTCTTCATACTCAACTAACTCCTCTTCAGTAAATTCTTCAAGCTCTTCTTCAGTTATTTCAGGAATATCAACAACGATAATCTCTTCAATAACTTCTTCTAGTTCTTCAACCTCTTCCTCAACCATCTCTTCAGAAAGAACTTCTTCTCCATCTTCTGTATCGAATATATTAAGTATTTCGAGTGCAGTCTCTTCAACTTGTTCTTCATCTTTATAAATTTCAACTTCATCTTCAAATATCTCTTCCTCGATATCAGTCGTATCTTCAATGAGTTCATCTTGTACCTCCTTTAAGTCTTCTAAAACATCTTCTTCTTTAGGTGGAAATAAATCATTAAATATAAATCC